CCCTCCAGCAAAGCCCCCGCCTGATCCAGCAACGCCAACGGATCACTCGCCTTATGTATATCCACCGACAACAACTGCCTGAACTTGCGTGCCCCCGGAAAACCGGTACCCAACCCCAGAATATGCCGAGTGACATGGTGCATCGAGCCACCGCTAGCCAAATGCTCAGCAATATAAGGCCGCAACTGCACCAACGCCTGCGCCCGACTAATCACCGGCGCCGCACTGCCAAACAACTGCTGATCCACCTCCGCCAGCAAATACGGATTGTGATAAGCCTCTCGCCCCAACATCACGCCATCAAACGTCTGCAAATGCTCATGGCACTGCTCCAGCGTCTTGATCCCGCCGTTGAGAATGAACTCCAGCTCAGGAAAATCCCGTTTCAACTGCGCCGCCACGTCATAACGCAACGGCGGAATGTCGCGATTCTCCTTCGGCGACAACCCCTCCAGAATCGCAATCCGCGCGTGTACGGTGAAACTGGTGCAGCCCGCGTCCTTTACCGTCCCGACGAAATCACACAACTCGGCGTAGCTGTCCCGGCCATTGATGCCGATGCGGTGCTTCACCGTCACCGGAATCGACACTGCATCGCGCATGGCTTTCACACAATCCGCCACCAGTGCTGGGTGCGCCATGAGGATCGCGCCGATCATGTTGTTCTGCACCCGGTCGCTGGGGCAGCCGACGTTCAGGTTCACCTCGTCGTAACCGGCGGCCTCAGCCATCCGGGCACAAGCCGCCAAATCTGCCGGAACACTACCGCCCAACTGAAGGGCCAGCGGGTGCTCGGCTTCGTTGTGACGCAGGAAACGGTCATGGTCGCCGTGGAGGATCGCGCCGGTGGTGACCATCTCGGTGTAGAGCAGGGCGTGTTTGGAAAGCAGGCGCAGGAAGAACCGGCAGTGGCGGTCGGTCCAATCCATCATAGGTGCAACGCTAAAGCGCCGAGACAGTGCGGGGCTTGATTCTGCTGGGCTAAAGCTCTGTTTATCTAGCATTTTACTCAACGTGTTCTTGGCGAGTTTTAGGGCGTTTTCAGGCGTTTTTTGAGACTCGGTGGTACGATGTACCACCTTAAAACTGACGCGTACCACTTTCGATATGGCGACTATCAGGGCAAGAAAACTGGCGGATGGGACTGTGAGCTACACAGCTCAAATCCGCATCAAACGCGATGGAACGCAAGTCTACCAAGAGAGCCAGACCTTCGCCCGGAAACAGGCCGCCCAGGCATGGACGCGCAAGCGTGAGTCGGAGCTGGACCAGCCTGGTGCGATCGAGCGGGCCAGCCGGAAGGGCGTCACCGTCAAAGACATGATCGACCAGTACCTGTTGGAAGTGGGAAAGGCCCGGCCGCTGGGCAAAACCAAGAAGGCCACGCTTGAAGCCATCGGCAAGATGAACATCGGCCAACTGAGCGATAGCGACGTCACCACCCAATGCCTGGTCGACTTTGCTCTGTTTCGGATGAGCCGCGAGGGCGGCGGCGTCCAGCCGCAAACCGCCGGCAACGACCTGGCGCACCTCGGCGCTGTTCTGGCGATCGCCAAAGACGCCTGGGGTTACCAGGTCGATCCGCTCGCCATGGGTGGCGCGCGCCGGGTACTGCGTAAGTTGGGCTACAACCTGAAAAGCCGCGAGCGTGACCGCCGGCCGACTTTGGACGAGCTGGGCAAGGTGCTCACACACTACCAGGCCATGCAGGCGCGCCGCCCTACCGTCATCAATATGCTCAAAGTCGTGGGTTTCGCCCTATTCTCCACGCGCCGGCTGGATGAAATAACCCGCATCCGCTGGGCTGACGTCGACGAGCCTGGCCATCGGGTGCTGGTGCGCGACATGAAGAACCCCGGGCAGAAGATCGGCAACGACGTGTGGTGCTACCTGCCGGACGAGGCGTGGCAGATTCTCCAGACCATGCCGAAGGCCGGTGAGGACATCTTCCCCTACAGCCCTGAATCCATCTCCACGTCCTGGGCCAAAGCCTGCAAGTTCCTGGAAATTGTGGACCTGCACTTCCACGACCTTCGGCATGAAGGCGTCAGCCGCCTGTTTGAAATGGATTGGGATATCCCGCGCGTGGCGAGCGTGTCCGGCCACCGGGATTGGAATTCAATGCGGCGCTACACCCACCTGCGTGGCAAGGGTGACCGCTATATGGGCTGGGAATGGCACGAAAAGATACTGAGGGCGCCCGTCCAACTGGGCGCCGCATCAGAGAAGTGGCTCAAACGGCGTGTTTTATCCCGTTGAGCTGGTTGTGTTCCTTCACAGCGGCGGCGCGCTGCAAGTCGAGGTAGACAGCGAGGTCGGTGAGGTGGATGCCTTTGGCCGACTTCTGGCTTGGTTCCAGTCGGGTGATGGGCAACTTGATCTGACCGCTCATCACCTTGCGCTGGAACATCTCCGGCGTCAGGTGTGTGAAGTAATCCCGGCACACTACGTCCAGCGAGATAATCGCCTGGCCGTCGTATTGGGCCATAAGAATGAAGGCTGTATTCATCAAACTTCTCCAAACAGAGACAGGCGATTTAACTGACTGTGGCAGTAAGGGTTGACCCATATGCATTCAGTACGGGTCGCGGAGCCGCGCCCAGCGCTGATACGGGCGGAAGTGCCATAGCTGGCCCAGCCAGGCAGCAGCTCGGCATACAGATCACTTGGGTAACCAGACAGGACCACCATCCCTTCCAGCTTGAGCAAAACAGCGAGCAACTCGCGGTGCGCGGCGTCATCCATTTCGTGCTTGTAGTACCTGCCGCTTGATGCACCCTTGTATCTGGTGTCGTGCACGTAGGGCGGGTCAACGTAGTGCAAGGTCTGCGGTCCGTCGTGCGCCTTAACAACCTCGATCGCCGGCCTGTTCTCGATCAACACTCCTCTCAGCCGCTGGCCAACCTCTGCAAGTTGATCGGGATAGGCAGCCCAGAGTGACTGGGCTGTCCCGTATTGACGTTTGGTGTCAATACGAAAACCCGTGACTCCCTTGGTAGCGCCGGCAGAGCCAAAACCCATCTGAGCCCTGATGATCGTTCGGCGGGCGCGTTCTATCGGATCGGTACAAGGCTCCCACGACAACTCAAATTCTTCTCGCGAATAAGGTGTGAACACCAGGCGTTCGACAAGTCCCGATCGGGAATTTTGATCCTGCAGCACTCGGAATAGGTTCACGATGTCGCCGTCCAAGTCGTTGTAGACCTCGGCATATGATCGGGCCTTCTGCATCAGCACGCCGGCGGCGCCACCGAATGACTCGACGTAGCAAGTGTGCTGAGGGAAGTGTTGCAGCACCCACGGTGCGAGCCGGAACTTGGCTCCGTGGTAACGGATGACCGGTGATGTAATCGTCATTGGTTACCCCCCTCACATCCGAAACGATTGATGAGTGAACGTAGGCAGAGCCTTATGTTCTGCGGGTTTGGCCTCGTCCACATGGATCTCGCAAACGAACCGATGCCGCTTTCGGTTGGGTTCAGTCAGCGCCTCGGTAAGGCCTGGCACGACGTCGGTGCACTGTTTGTAGGCGTAAGGCCCACTCCAGCTATCAGCCTTCACCACCTGGCAATCCGTTCGTGACGCATCCGCGCACAGGTACAGCAGCAGGAATACGGTCATGACTCGTCTCCCGGAAATCCTGGAAAGTCATCGTTGGCGTCGAGTTCTGCGTAAGCAAACACTCTCCAATGGATACCGCGACGAAGGTAGTGACCGAGCATCCAATGGATGACAGCGGCTTGCTCATCTTCACTACGTTCCCCAATACAGTGCCCTTGCTGCCGCAGTAGCTGGGCTGTACTGGCTAATTTGGCGTGAGGAATGCCAAGGGTGTAGCGCAGATCAGCAGTCAGTTGCAGTGGTGCCGATACAGGTGTCACTGGCTGAAAAGAGTGAAACGTGGTGCCGTTTGAGTTTTGATTTGAATGCATGGTGCTTCTCCTTTAAGGCAGTGGGGGAGTTGCAGCTCCCCGTATCCCGCCTGTGTTGGCTATCAGTGCGCGTATCGACGCGGTTTGTTTTGTTTGGCCGCTTCGCGCTCGGCCATGTATGCAGCCCATTCCGCTGTTTTGCTCTGCTGACGGATACGGCTACAGGCCTGGTGCTTGCGGGTGGAGCGTGCGTTGCCGCAGATGTCGCAGCGGCTCGGCAGGTCGAGGCGGTGGCTTGCCATCGTCGGCCGTTCACGTTCTGGGCTAGCGTGCTTAGGCATTTGCCACCTCAATGGCTTTCAGCTTTGCAAGGCGTGCGGTTTCGTATTCGCTGGCCAGGATTTCAACTGCGCCGTCGATCCATCCGCTTGTTGGCTGGCCCGCCGCGATTAGGGCGTCGTGTTCGGCTTTGTTGATCTGAAAGCCCAGGTGGAAATAGGCGATTCCGTCGAGTTCGAACTTGATACCACCACACAACCAGAGGTTGCCGGTATTCACGCCTAGCCGATCCCAGTAGTTGCTGCCGCTCAGGCGCTCGGGGCAGAACTCGTTCCAGATTGCGACCAGGTGTTCATGTTCCGCCCGAATAGCTGCTCGATCTTCTTTTGAAAGGCCTTTGCCAGGCTTAGCAGCTGCACGTAGTGAGCGATAGCCGTGGTCATCAGGGCGGCACCAGTGCACATCCAGCTCCGCACCACCGCTGAGTTTCACGCCGCCAGCGTAGTTGGAATCAACGTCACGCATTGACGCGACCTTGCCGCCGAGCTTTGAACCAAGCACGGTCAGTTGGGCGAGGAACACGTCCTTCTGAACGTAGAATTCGTGAACGGTGGCGACGGTGGCTGGCTCGCTGGACTTGTAGAAAAAGTCGGACATGATCACTGCCCTCCCATGAGCATGCGTGTCAGTGCGTTGGGTTGGCCGTCTGGTGTCAGCTTGTCCATCGGTTGAGTGATGGTGCGACCGTTCGGGGCGCGTAAGGTAGCAACGTTGCCGTCGATCCCCACGATCACGCCGGTACGGGCGCTGAGACGATATTCCCGACCAACACCGCTCATTGCGACGTAGCTGACGGTGTCGCCGACAGCCAGCGGGGTTGTGGTAGCCTCTGCGATGCCGCCTTTGGGTTGATTCACTTGCATGGTGCTTCTCCTTTGGGTGGTCGGTGTCGAGGGGTTGCAGCCCCTCGGCACCACCTTTTTATTGGCTTTCGCCGGTTGGGTTTTGCTTGCGCACCAGGTGCAGCAGCAGGTTTTCAAACTCAACAACCTCATCAGTTGCTGACTGCCATTCCAGGACTGCCTGGATCTGATCCCGGCTGCACTCCAGCACCAGGATTTCTTTGTCGCTCATTGCACGAACCTCAAGGATCGCGACCAGGCCGGTCGGGTCGTAGGCTTCGGCGTGAACGATCTTCCCGGACTCGTTAAACCAGTCCTTCAGCTCTTTCAGGTGCCGCAGGCGGTTGGTTTCCCCCTCGCGGCCGTCACCGGTGATGACTTGTACGTGCATGGTGCTTCTCCTTTGGGGGGGTGATATCGAGAGGTTGCAGCCCCTCGGTTTTGGCTTTCAGGCAGACCTGACTTGGTTAGCGTCGGAAGACGCGATGTCGTGAATGAAGTGCCCAGTGTTGATACGCAGGTCATCAGGGATGGCGAGAAGCACGCAAAGCATGTCCAGCAGGACAAACATTTGCGCGCAGTTGCGGGCGATTCGGGGGTTGAGGTTTTCGCCGTGCTGAACGCTTAGCTGCTCTTGGTACAGGTCCGTGCGATAGCGAAGCGAGCTGGATATATCCGCTGCGCAGTCCATGGCTGTGAAGATGAAGGCACGGGCCTGATTGGAGTCGAGACCGGTTAACGCCTCCGCCCGAACTTTGGTCGCATGGGTGTCGCCCGCTGATAGGTTGAGCAGGATCATTCGGCTGCTTACGGCGTCGCTGCAAACCAGCGGTTGATTGGCGGTGATTGCGATCGAGCCCGTAAAATTTTGGATTTCGGCCCTGCCAGTTCCTGACCTGATGCTGAAACTGCCTCGGTTATAGAGTGGTTTCAGCTCGTCCCAATCAAATTGGGGGTTATCAGCGTCTTCCTGCTCGTAGATGACAACTCGTTGGCCCGCCTTCGCAATTCTTGCCGCACGGGTGGCACTGGTTTCTCGCGCAAGGGCGTGAGCGTAGGGCGTTTGCCAAATTAGTTTTTGCAGATAGTTCAGCAGGAGGTGTTTGTCGCTGTCGGAATTTCCAACGACTTGTAGGAACGGATAGCTGTTTTGTTCATTACGGATTCGCTCAGCGTGTACCGCGCCCAAGAACCAAGCCATGGCGAGGACGCCGCGAGGTCCGAAGTAGGCGACAAATTCGTTGAAGCGGATCGCTGATTTGAGTTCGTTTTGCATGGTGCTTCTCCTTTGGGTGGTTGGGGTCAAGGGTTGCAGCCCTCTTACCGATCGACGTGTCAGGCCTTCTTGGCGACCCAAATAGTCATATTTTTGAAGTGGTGATTTCCTTTCATCGCGGCCTGCCATTGCCGTAGGTCGCTGATCTGCTGCGGACTGCAATCGTCAATAAGAAGCGTCCGTGGTCCCTGGTTTTCCCGTCCTGCAACCTGTGCCAACAAAGCGGTGGAGCTGAAGTGCTCTCCGCAAATGAAGCTCACGGTTTTTTTCTGGCTGATTAAGCTGGCCTCGATCTCTCGTAGTTTTCTGGTTTTACCTGTGGCTGCTGCACCGGTCAGAATCTTGATGTGCATGGCTTTCTCCTTTGGTGGTGTGATTCAAGCGCCCTGGAACACCCAGCAGCGCAGCGTTAACGGTTTGTTGAACAGTGCATTCCCAGCGCTCTGCGAGGCGCGAACTGCGCTGTACGTGGCCTTATTCGTCTCCAATAGCTTGCGGCTACGGCTCTCGGTAAGTAGGGAGCGCAAGGTTTTGAGGTCGGCCAGGTTCTGCCGGTGGATGCTGGCCAGCTCGGCGAACTCGTTGAGGTTGATGGCGATCAACTTGGGATCGGTGCTGTGGTTGACCTGCGGGCCGTCGCCCAGGCTTTCCAGGTAGTCGTAGACCTCCCAGAATTCGGCCACCAGCGGGTGGTCGGCGCTGATCGCGGATTGGCGTTCCAGGGCCATGATGGTCAGGGCCTGGTGCGTGGTGACCCGCTGTGTTTCGTTGAGTGGGCAGATGAGGCACAAGCAGTCGACCAGGGCCATGATCTGGCTGTGGTTCTTGATGATCCGCTCGACACGGATGTCCTTGAGCTTGCGCAGGTGTTGTTCATGCACCAGAACGCGTTCAGAAAATTTCGCCATGATCTGGGCTTCGGTACGTACAGCCATTAACAGGAAGTGGCTGAGTTGTTCCACCGGGATCAGGTTGAGGTTATCTGCCGCTGCGCGGCTCTCGGTGGTCACGTCCGGTCGCGCAAAGTGGGTTTTGATAATCCGGGTCAGGATCGCTTCAGAGGCACTAACGTCGGCGTTCTGGCTGATAGCGATTGTCCCGCGAAACGGCGGTTCGTAGGTCTCGTTTCCGCTGGTTTTCATACCCTTGGTGCCCAGGGTGCCGCCGCCGAAAAAGTCTTTCAGCTCGTCCCAGTCGAAGCCCTTGGCGTGGGCTTTATCCGGCTCGTTTCGGTCACCCTCAATCAGCACCACCGGCATGTTGGACACTTGGCCCATGGCGCGCTGACGGCCTGCACGGGTTGATTTCGACGGGTCAAAACCTTCGTACTCACGGCCCAACAGTTTCCACAGGAACATCAGCAGCGTGGTTTTACCGGCGCCGGCCTCGCCCGTGACTTCCAAGAACGGAAAGGATTTGTACTGCGTGCGGATCTGTTCGGCGAACAGCGAGCCAAACCAGAAGGCTAGGGCGACAATGCCTTTGGCGCCGAAGCACAACCACAGCATCGGCAGCCAATCGCTCCGGTACTGCTTGGCATCGCGCTGGATGTGCATCGCGATCGACTTCTGCAGCGTCTTCAGGCGCAGTTTGCCGAACTCGAAAAAGTCTTCCTTGTTGACCTGGCTGACCACGCCGTTGCGCATAGCGAGGTCGCCGAACACGTAGGCGCCGTGTTCCTTGCTGTAGCCCACGTAGTCGATGGTCTCCACGGTTTTCAGGCCATAGAGCTGGTCTTTCATGATCTTGTCGAGCTGCTGCCCGCTGCCGGTGAATACAGCGCCTGCGGCCATGCTGAGCAGGCGTTTTTTGAATTCGCTAGCGGCGGCGACCTGGCCACCGGTGAAGGTGTTTTTGACACTCCCACCGTCGTGCGGGAAGTCCACGCGGAAGTAGTACCAGGATTCGTCGGTCACTTCGTTACGCTGGAAGTACAGGGCCTGGGGGTAGCAGTTTGCGATTTCGACCACACCGCCGCACTGACGTAGGGCCTTGTCACGACGCTGCTTGTCGCTGAGCAACTGGTCTTCCTGGCGTTCAGAAGACTCCAGCGACTGCATGGCCTTGTGGAATTTCTCCAAGTCCATTTTGAACCAGTACATCCGGCTTTCGAACCCGAAGAAAAATTCGTGCCGCTCACTCCAGTCATACATCAGCACGCCTTTTTCCGACGCGCTTTCGGCTAGCAGCAGGTCGCCGTGATAACGGGCTGCGCGTAGGTCTTTTTCGATTTGCTTGGCGCGTTGCTCGTCGCCGTCGACAAACTGCCAGCGCTGGTGCAAGTCGTTCCAATCAACCTTGCGGCTGTCGGCCTGGGGGATTTGTGCCGCTTCGCAGACGTAGCCAAGGGCGCGCGCCTGGCGTACCCAGCGCTTGGTGTAACGGTGAGCGCCTGGCTCGTTGTCCAAAGCCCAAATCAGTTTGGGTAGCTTGCCACCGCGTTGACGGGCAAGCTCTTTCAGGGACTCTTCTGGATACGCACCGGATGACATAGCCGAGACGGCGGCAATGCCGTTGTGCACCAGGGCGATGGCGTCAAAGATGCCCTCGACAATCCACAGCTCTTCGACATCCAGCAACTCGACACAGGGCGGGCACCACCACACGCCACGGGGGCTGTCGCCGGGTTTGAAGCGCGCTTTCATCTTGCCGAAGCGGTGCGGCCGATCAATCAAGCGTTCCCAATAACCCCCTTTGTCGAGCGCGAACCGCACCGTGGCGCTGCCTTCGTTCAGTTCTGTGGAAAAGTAGGAGTCCTGGGTGAACCAACCTTGAATGACGTCGAAGCGGAAGCCACGGGCGAACTCCAAGTAAGCACGCGCGGTGGCGTTCGGATGTTGTTCAGTGGCCGGCGCGCGGGTGCTCCAGTCGTTGAACAGATCTTCATAGAGTTCCTTGACGTGCCAGGTCTGGCCGCACTTGCCTCGGCCGCAACAGATGACCCAGGGATCATCGTGGAAAGCGAACAGCTCCTTTTTATTGCAGGCAGGGCATTTGCCCTCCCGCATGTATTTGCCGGCCCTGTGCTTGAACCCGTAATCGGATTTCAGGCGATCGAGGATGTCGGCGCGCAATTCGTATTCCATTTTCATCGGGGCTTACTTCACTTCGCCGAGACTGTGTTTAAGGGCGCCTATCAGGCTTTTTCGTGCAGCCAACCCAGGGAAGGCCACCAACAACGAGCCGTGCCGCAAACCCTCGGGGATCATGCGAAAACGGTCGTCATACCAATGCTCGTTGAACAGCACCGCGTACTGCGCACGCAGCTCAACGAGCAGTGCCTCGGCCTGATCGCGGGGCAGTTTTGCGGTGATGGCGATGTCGATTTCCATGGTCCACCTCGGATTACGGGCAAAGCTCACCCAAACCCATTGGGATGGGGCA